CGCGCAGGAATATATAGAGACATGTATGAGAACAGCACCCGAATGGGCGCATGGTCTTCCTATAGATTGCGAAAGCGGTATCGGTAAGTCATACGGAGAATGTGAGTGACTAGAGCAGCCCCGTGGTCTTTCAGTAAACTCAAGGCATTTGAGCAATGCCCGAAGCAGTTTTACCATGAAAAAGTTTTGAAAGAATATCCATTCGTACAGACAGATGCCATTATATACGGTAACGAGTTTCACAAAGCCTGTGAGAACTACATTGGTGACGAAGAGCCACTACCTGAAAAATTCATGTACGTAAAAAGCGCACTAGACACCTTGAACGATAAACGAGGCGTAAAGTTATGCGAAAAGAAATTAGGTATAACGGCAGATTTAGAACCGTGTGACTTCTATGACAAACGTGTATGGTTTAGAGGTATTGCCGATTTGCTTATAATAGACGTTATAGGTGATGTTGCATGGGTAGTAGATTACAAGACGGGTAAGTCTGCAAAGTATGCGGATAAGGGACAGCTCGAACTCATGGCGCTATCTGTATTCGCACATTATCCTGATATAAGTAGGGTTAAAGCAGGGTTATTTTTTGTTGTTGCGAAAGATTTGGTAAAAGAAACGTATAAAATTTTAGATAAAGCAACTCTTTGGAAGAAATGGATGGTAAACTATGCTAGAATGGAAACAGCGTTCGAAGCAGATGTTTGGAACCCTCGTCCATCTGGTCTGTGTAGGCGTCATTGTCAAGTAATAGAGTGTCCTCATAATGGGAGTAACTAATGCCATATAAAAACAAACCCCGTCCGTACAAAAAAGAGTACAAGCAGCAAAAAGAAAGAGGCGAGCATAAAGATCGCATGGAGCGACAGCGTGCGCGAAGAAAAATGGATAAGAAAGGTATCAACCGAAAAGGTAAAGATATCGCACATAAGAAAGCATTGAGCAAAGGTGGGTCAAACAAAGATGGCGTAAAGCTACAAAGCCCAAAGAAAAATAGAGCAGCAGGTGGTAAACTAAGTCGTGGAAAACGTAAATAATATTTCGGAGAACAACATGCAGATAGTAGAAGACAAAGCTCTTCTACTAACCCTGCAAAACCCAAAACAGATTACTACGGTAATCCCAAAAAGTAAGGAGTTGTCATTGAACAAAGTTGTCGTGAATTGGGGAGTGGACGAAGCTCACACGTTGCAGTCCCTAAATATACCTGTACCGTCACCAATAGAGAAACAGTACAAGTGGGTTGGGAAGTTTACCCCATACCAACACCAGAAAGATACAGCGTCTTTCTTGACCATGAATAAGAAGGCGTTTTGTTTTAACGAACAGGGTACGGGTAAAACTGCATCAGCGATCTGGGCAGCAGATTTTCTCATGCAGAAAAAGATAATAAACCGTGTGTTAGTTATATGCCCCCTATCTATAATGGATTCGGCGTGGCGCAACGATCTCTTTTCTTTTGCCATGCACAGAACCGTAGATGTAGCACATGGCAATAAGGATAAACGGGCTAAGATTATCAATAACGGAGCCGATTTCGTTATAATTAACTACGATGGTGTAGAGGTAGTGAAGGATGTAATAGCCAACGGTGGGTTCGATCTGATTATCGTAGACGAAGCTACACACTATAAAAACGTACAGACTAAACGGTGGAAGACACTTAAAAAACTTATTAACGAAGATACGTGGTTGTGGATGATGACAGGCACACCCGCCGCACAATCACCACTAGATGCGTATGGCCTAGCTAAGATGGTGAACCCGTTACAAGTACCTAGGTTCTTTGGCACTTTTAGAGAACAGGTTATGTATCGTGTTACGCAGTTTAAATGGATTGCAAAAGATACAGCTAAAAGCACTGTGTTTGCAGCGTTACAACCTGCTATAAGATTTACAAAAGAACAGTGTCTAGACCTGCCTGACATGGTTTATACCAAACGTAAGATAGAACTGACAACGCAACAGAAAAAATATTACGAAATGTTACGTAAGCGTATGGTCATGCAAGTTGCAGGAGAACATATCACCGCTGTAAATGCAGCAGTGAATATAAACAAATTGTTACAGATATCAGCAGGTGCTATCTATACTGATGACGGAGACAGTATACAGTTCGACATCTCCAACAGGTATAAAGTATTGCGAGAAGTGATAGATGAATGTTCGCAGAAAGTATTAGTGTTTGTCCCGTTTCGACACACCATAGATATGTTAGCCGACAAGCTAACCAGCGATGGCATCACGTCTGACATCATACGAGGAGATGTACCAGCACATAAAAGGTCTGAAATATTTGAGCGTTTTCAAAATACGCCTGACCCCAAGGTGCTTATCATACAACCCCAAGCAGCAGCGCATGGCGTAACTCTTACAGCCGCAAGTACTGTTGTGTGGTGGGGTCCAACTTCGAGTTTAGAAACGTACGCACAAGCTAATGCAAGAGTGCATCGTTCTGGACAGAAGCACAAGTGTACTGTGATACAGCTTGCAGGATCACTTGTAGAGCAGCGTGTATATTCTCTTTTAGACGATAAGATAGATGCTCATTCTGCTATAATAAATTTATACAAAGAGGTACTTGACTAGATAACGTTTAGTCACTATGTACCACATATAACTACATTCGGAGACAAAAATGCAAGTTCCAATAGAGAAGCTTACAAAAACGTATATTAAGATACGGGATAAGCGAAAGGTGTTGTCAGAGGAGTTCAAGAAGAAAGATACTAAACTTGTTGAGCAACTCAATAAAATATCGCAAGCGTTGCTTGCACACTGCGACGAGCATGGTGTGACAGGTGCTAAGACTACAGAAGGGCAGTTTTACAGAACCGTAAAACAACGATACTGGACTAGTGATTGGGAACAAATGTACAAGTTTGTTTTAGAACACGAAGCGCCAGAGCTTTTTGAAAAGCGTCTTAATCAGACAAACATGCGGCAGTTTCTTGAGGAGAACCCTGATCTGCTACCGAAAGGTTTAAACGTAGATTCAGAGTATACAATATCTGTGAGGAAACCATGACAGAGAATGCATATGTAAATGTAGAGGCTATCGCTAAATATTTTGGTGTTTCAGTTTCAACCATCCGTAAGTGGGTACGTGAAGGTATTATTTCACGGGATCATTATATCCGTGCAGGAGATACTTATCGCTACAACATAAAGGCGATAGAAAAAGCTCTCACGAAGTCTAGACCGCCTAAGAAGACTGAAGAAGTGGGGGCATGGACAGCGCATTAGATAGTAAATTTCCTCCTCGTATCAGTATTCGTGACGGTAGATTTAGTCGCGTGATGGACGGGAGACAGGAAAGCATGGAAGACGAAAGCTCTATCAACTTAGTAGTTATAAATGCTGCTGATATAGCTAGGACTTTCTATTCAGGGGCGTATGACCCTGATAATCCATCTGCCCCTACGTGTTGGTCATTGGACACACAGCTACCTTCTTTAGATGTTCCAGAAGGTCAAGCACAAGCTAAACGCTGTATGGACTGTCAACACAACATAAAGGGTTCGGGGGGAAACGGTGGTCGTGCGTGCAGGTACTCGCAACGACTTGCTGTTGCCCTAGAGGGGCAGATGGATACAATCTATCATTTAAATCTTCCTGCAACCTCCATCTTTGGCAATATTAAAGATGGACATATGGGATTACAAGCGTATGCTAAATTCCTCAGTACTCGGAGAACAAACTCCATATCTGTAATAACACAGGTATATTTCGATGAAAAAAGTTATGTACCTAAGTTATATTTTAAAGCTCTCAGACCTCTTACTATAGAAGAGGTGCAGTATGCTTTAGAATTAAAAAGTAGCGATGTTGCAAGTAAAGCAGCATTACAAAAGGTAACAGTATCAAACGATGTTGTTACAAAAACCTCACCGTTTACAGAAGTAGACGGGTTTATATATAAATAGGAGAAAGCTAAGATGGCTAATAAACCAACCACGCACATAATAAGAGATGTGCAAGCCTTGTACCCTAAGATCAATCAGACGTACAAGTATGATAGTAAGGCAGGAGATAGAGGCAGAACTGTCCCTTGTCCTGCGTCAGATGATGGCGCAAGGTACGAAATGTCTTTTAAAATGACAAAACCACAGGCGCAAGCTCTGTACGCTGTCATGGACGCTGCATATAAAGAGGCAGCAAGCAAAGAAGAAAAGTGGCCTGAAGCGCTTCCGAAGCCTGTCGAAGTCTTTAAGAAAGACGATAAAGACAGCAATATGTTTGTTGGTAAGGCAGCGCTGAAAGGCAAATACGGCAACCAGTTTACAGATCCACCTATGCAGGTTGACTCAAAAAATCAAAAACTACCGCCAGACTTTGAACTGACCACGGATAGTAGAGTTAATCTTAGCGTGGTTTTAGTGCCGTATTCTATGAACGGGCATGGTGTATCGTTACGGCTTAAAGCGGTACAAGTACTAGAGCTTGCAGAAAGAAAGGCGTATTCGCCTTTTGACATTGAGGACGAAGGTTTTTCTGTGGATGACACAGGAGCAACAGGGTTCGAAGATGTAGTTGCATCAGCAGATATAGAACCTGATGAAGTATCCGAAGAAGTTGCTGAACCTAAGAAGGTTAAGAAAAAGAAAGCAGAAGCTGCTCCTGCTCCAGATCAAGACCTTCAAGGTATCTTAGACGATTGGGCTGACGACGACGCGGCCTAAAAACTAAGATAAATCCGTGACGGGGTTCCTGCCTGTTCCTCGTCACGGTACAACCTTCGGAGAGCAGCAAATGAAAACTATAGATTTTTTACGTTCTGTATTGGGGGACGGTAATGGACATTATTGTATGTTCGCCGCCAATGCAGAGACTAACAAACGGGTGCAAAAGTTTTATGATAGTGTAGGTGCTGTTGCAGATGCAGCAGAAAGTTTTGACGAAGATGGCTATGACGTTTATTTTGGTCTTGGCACGCTCGTAGAAACAGGTAGCCGTAAGAGGGATAATGTATCCCATTTACAATCGTTTTTTCTCGACCTTGATTGTGGACCGTCTAAAGAGTACCCCTCTCAGGTTGAAGCCATACGAGACTTACGTAAGTTTTGTTCTAAGCTGAATTTACCTACGCCTTTAATGGTAAACTCTGGTAGAGGTGTACATGTATACTGGACGCTGTCCAAACCTGTGTTGTTAGCCGAGTGGCTAACAGTTGCAGAACGGTTGAAGAAGGTATGTGTAGAGCAAGGACTGCTAGCCGATCCTGCTGTAACTGCGGATGCCGCACGTATACTAAGAGTGCCTAACACGCATAACTACAAAGATAATCCACCACTACCTGTACAAGTGTATGGGATTGTAAAGCCAAAGCCTGTTGTGTTGGAAGAGTTTGTAAGCCTACTTGGTGGGGACATAAAAGCACCACCTGCCGATATAGAGTTAGGCCCTGATGCCTTGTATGAAACGCTCGCGTCTAACAAAGAAAGTTCTTTTAAAAGCATAATACAAAAGACCATGAACGGTAAGGGATGTGCGCAGCTTGGGTATATTATGTCTAGGCAGGACGAGGTCAGTGAGCCGCTGTGGAGGGCAGGACTATCCATAACTAAGTTTTGTGTCGATGTAGATATGGCTTCAGTAAAGATGTCAGAGCGTCATGAAGGGTACGATTATCAAGAACTTCAACACAAGCTCAAAGAGATAAAAGGCCCTTACACCTGTGCCAAGTTTGACGAACTAAATCCTGATGTCTGTGGGTCTTGTTCAGTGCAAGATCAGGTAAAATCGCCTATCGTTATTGGACAACGCATCAAAAGATCTAGTGGCGAAGTAGAGGTGAGAGCGAAGGTAGAAGCAGGAGGTCAAATTGAAAAGACGTTTAGTATACCTGCGTTCCCCCGTCCATACTTCCGTGGAGAGAACGGAGGCATATACCTACGTACGACTAATAGTGATGGTGATGAAGACGAGAGGTTGGTTTATCAGAACGACCTATATGTTACACGGCGTCTACGAGATGCTGAGTTAGGAGAAGTGATTGTATTTAGGCTGCATTTGCCTAAAGATGGGGTAAGAGAATTTACTGTACCGTTAACGTCTGTAACCTCAAGGGATGAATTTAGAAAGAACATGTCCCTACATGGCGTAGCAGTTTTTGGTATAAAACCGTTGGAGGCATTAATGACTTACACACAAAGATGGATAGAAGAGCTACAAGCTACTGCTACCGCAGATGAAGCGCATAGGCAGTTTGGTTGGGTAGATGACGATACTATGGAGGAGTTTGTTTTGGGTGACAAACTTATCGTCGGTGATGATATACGTTATAACCCTCCTTCTGCAAAAACTGCGTTTTTGTTTGATGCGTTTATAGAAAAAGGTGATCGTGAGGCCACAATACAAAACCTAGCTTTTTACGATAGACCTGAATGGGAACTACATCAGTTCATAATCGGCATGGGTTATGGAACTATACTTATGCCACTTACGGGTATAAAGAGTCTGGGCGTACACCTCGTTAGTGATACAGGCTTTGGTAAGACTACTACATCTATGGCGGCTCTGTCTGTATGGGGTAATCCAGAGACTTTAATATTGCTCGGCAACAGACAAGGGACTACGACGAACGCTCAGATGAATAGAGGTGAGCTGTATCATAACCTACTACTTGTAGCTGACGAAATAACTAATTTAACTTCTAGAGATATGTCTGAATACGCTTATGCCTTATCCGGTGGGAGGCAAAAGAACCGTTTAGCTCAGAGCGGTAATACCGAGCGTGTACGCGGTAAACCGTGGCAATTGTTAGGGCTAAGCTCAGCTAACGTCAGTGCATGGGATCTTTTGTTTAGAGACAAAGCTGAACCGAAAGCAGAGATGCAACGGGTGTTAGAGTTAAAAGTGCCTGAAAAACTTTCAGATCCTAGACTTAAACGTAGTTCTGATGGATTACTGAAGTCGATTGAACGAAATTATGGTTGGCTTGCTATAGAGTATGTGCAGTGGGTTATAAATAATAAAGACGAAGTCAGCAGGTTACTGTTGGAAACGCAGAGTAGGCTAGACCAACACGCAGGGTTGAGATCGGCAAACAGGTTTTGGTCAGCAGGGTGCGCCGCGACATTGACAGGGCTTATGATAGCCAAGAAATTAGGTCATATAAACTACGACATAAAAGCTGTTTTTAAGTGGCTTGTGGCTACGTTGCGAGAGCGTAGGGCTTTTGTGGATGATGTGGGTGCTTCTGTCTCAGAAACAATTACCAACTACATATACGAAAACTACAACAACATGCTATGGATAGAAAGCACCGAGGACTTGCGTGGTAGCAATAATAATGGGTTGGATCAACTAGTACGTCCAGAAACGCTGCCGAGAGGCAAGTTAATTGCACGTTATGAACCTGATACCAAGAAGCTGTTCTTGCTTACCAAGCCGTTAAAAGAGTGGTGTACAGATCAGCAGATAAACTATCAGTCTTTTACTAATCAGTTAAAAGAACAGCTAGGGGCTAAGTATACCAAGCAGCGTATTACAAAAGGCACGAAGCTACAGATGCCAACGGTGTGGACGTACGAACTTACTTTTCACTTGGAAGAACGTAATGAAAATAGCGAAGATTGATGATATAAACCCTGATGGTTTAAAAGTTACCATAGATTGGGCGGCTATGGATGTAGGCACTTCCTTCTTTTTACCGTGTATAAATACCGAGAAAGCTCGAAAACAGCTTAAATCTGTTGCAAAAATGAAAGATTTTACCCTAGAAATTAAAATTAGGGTGGAAGATGAAAAATTGGGTTTACGTGTTTGGAGAACTATGTGATATATTACACATGACAACACTTAGTTGTTCTCCGAGTACTGGCCCCCACATATTGTGGGGGTTTTTTTACATGTATAGTGATGAGTTCTTATCGAATTCAGCTGCATACTGCCTGTACATATTGTCTAACCGTGGTGTAAAAGTCACGCCGTGATATCTTTTCTGCCTGTTAGACAGACGTGTACGCATAGAACGTTGTAAGGTGTCCCGCGTGATCGGATATTCTGGATGGTCTTCATTATACTTTTGCATCCTTGCTAATATTTTATCTACAGGCTCACCATCAACAAGCGCTCTGTAATATTGTCTTAGCAGGAGGCCTCGGCGTTTCATCGTAGCGCGCTCTGCTCCTTTTAAAACAGAATTTTCTTCTAACTGTCTAGAATATTCTGCAGGTGCAAAACCGAATGCTTGTAAGAACGCATGTGCAGGATGTAGATCTTCAATAACTGTGTCCCCGTTTACATTCTTTATACCTTCGTCAAAGTAACGAAATGCTTTCATGCCGTTTTTAATGGAGGCAGGAGCTATAGATTCAAACCCTCGTTGAAACTCACCCTCGCCAAATAATTTAAACCCACGTTCTGTCTGTGAGATTACACCAATAAGGGGACCACCAAGTACTTCTAGCTGTCTATAGAGAAACGGATTGTCTTGTCGTACGAATGTATCGCGGAATAACAACTCACTAAGGCCAATTCGCCCTGCAAAATTGAGGCC